TTTAGGAATTGAGTGATTGCTAAGAAATCCTTAGCATCCCCACCATCCCTTGGTGACCCGAATTTACTGACCAGTTCTTCCTCTGTACCGACTAGAACTGGAGTAGTTGGGCCCCATGCGAAATCTCCAACGAACGCTGCTGTCGTAGAAGTGACACCAGGGATAGAACCTGATAGGTCAATTTCTTTGACTGTTACGTTAGGAGACTCTGATCTTAAGAGAGCCATGATAGTGTCCTTTTGTTAATAAGGTATAATAAGTTAGCATAATACGATAAGTTTATCACATTCAACTATTTATAACTTGTTAGATTTTGCCGTTATATTACCATAAATCGGGTTCATATGGCACCTCCCACTGCTCTCGTGGGTCTGTTTCTCGGTGCTCTACTTGAGTAATAAACTCACTGCCGTCATCGATAATACCGAACGGTGGGATGTCGTCTTCGATCTCTTTCATTCGTTGATCGAATAGCATCTGCTTGATATTAACATCGGTCATGTCACCGAAGGATCGGGTACCAACGAAGTATCCGAACATCACTAGGTTCATCATCAAGTCGTCATGGTTTCCGTCGCTTGCCTCGAACGATTGTCCCTTAGATACGAATGTGGAGATCTCTAGGATAGTGTTCTCATCAACGATGCTTAACTTGTGGTTCTCAATGATGTCCTTGATCGCAGAACACCCAATACGTTTGACCTTACGATCCATGCGGATGCCGATTGCATTTGCCTTGATTGCAGACTCAAGGTGAATATTCTCATACTCCATATCCTGATATAGACCCACACAGACAACCATCCCAGCATCGTTGTTTTCAATAACAACGTATGCCTCGTTATAAAGCATTCCGTACTTATAAATAATCGTGGGGTAGAGTATTGGAGAAATAGTATTGTTTCGATATACAGCGACTTGTTTGAATGGTCTTTGTGAAACGTCGATTACCGTAAATGTCGAGTAATCCTGTCCTCTACCCTGACTAACATCCACTGTCATGATGTACTGGTGATCTTCTTCCGGTTCTTCATAGATGAGTAAATCCCCACCCTCGTATCGATGGACGGGTTCACGAGCACGAAGGTCTAGCAACACCTGACCTTCGATCAATGTGTTACCCGTCCCGAAGAACGTATTACCGAATTCCTGATCGAACTGTAAACCCGATGTGTTGGCAATCGTCTGTGCCTTCCATTTCTCATCTCGGCCTGGTACATCCCACCAATCCACACGGAAGGGTTTGTACTGATTTACTCCTTGCACAGCACCCTCCCAGATCTTGTGGTAGGTATTGCCGATACCGTTCGCAGTAGACGTAATGATGACCTTGGTGTCTTTACCCGATGAGATTACCGGATAGGTAGATGTATAGAACTCTGCCGCATTCTCAACAAACGCAAACTCATCTAGGAATAGTAGGTTGACCGACATACCACGAATCGATGATCCGGATGTTGCGGCCGCAATGATACGAGAGTTGTTCGAGAATTCCAGTGACCCCTTGTTCAGTGCCTTACACCCTGGTTGTAAGAAGAATGGTAGGTTCTCCAACATGAGTGTGACCCGTGCCAACATCTCACGGGCAACCGCACCTTTGTTCGCAAGGATTGCGATGGTCTTCTCTGGGTGAAATAGTGCATACCACAATAGGTACCCAACCGAACTAATCGACTTGCCTGACTGACGGCATGCTAGTACGATGTTGAATCGGTTGTCGTTGAAGTGCTCGAACATCTTCTCCTGATACGGATAGAGTTTGAATGGCACCAGACCTTTATCTAGGTGAATAACCTTGACGTATTTGCGGCAGAAGTACGAAGGATCTTTCATGCACTTCTTGTACTCACGCAGTTTCTTGGCATCCCACTCTTCTGAGACACCATCTTTCTTTACGTTCGGATTGCCTAGGTAGGATTCTTTTGTATAACTACTCATCTTCGTCTTGGTCTATAACTTTCTCATCACCCAATAGCATACGTTGCAAATCAGTGGTCGACCCGACAAATAGATTATTATTAGTAGTTGTTGCTTCGGCAGGTTTGTCTTCTTTCTGAAGTTCTTTTTGTTTCTTGTTGAGATCCATCAACTTATCGTTGACATCTGCGATCCCTTTTATCATATTGGATAATACTTCAAACGCACGTGGGTGCTCTGACTCACGTGCCACTTCGATCATGAGTTCTAGTGACTCACGACCCTTTTCGATCAGATCATAGTAAGTGTCACGAGAGTACTCATAGTCTTGCTCGTGCACGAAGTTTTTCTTCTGGTCTTCGTTAAACACTGCTGGGGGTTTACGATTGTCTCTCATCACTTACTTCCACATTGAACCCAAAGTCTCCGTCCGGACTTACGTCGATCGGGTCTGGGGTTACTCTAACATTTTCTAAAAACGAGGAAGATCCGTCGTCTCTATCGATGATATTTAGATCTGTGTTAACTTCCCTGATCACTGGTGATCCACCCTCTGGTCCATAGAAGTGAGTCTTCATCTCAAACGTTAACGTGTATATAATAGTACGACGCTGCTCTAGTGGACCTTCGTAGTCATCTGAGAAGGAGACTGACGATATAATGATCGGTACGTCTTCTTTGATGTCTGGTTGATCTGAAAATGGTTTAATAGTTAGAGTATACTGTGGTGAAAAGTACGGTAGGATCTGCTCCACTACTTGTAGTGCATCATCCTGTGACTTGGCATACACACTCAGTTCAAATGTCAAATTGTAAGGCACCCCTACGTACATACGGTTAGATACCGTCCCGTCTGCATTGGCAACCCTACGAGTGAATGTGTTTACTTTAGGTAATTGACGTGCCGCATCGTAAGCAATTGCGGAGATCTCGAAAGACATCCTCGGCAGTTTGATTGCCACTCTACGTTCAGCATCCTCACCTTGGGTCATCTCGGCAAGCCTTGCCATGAAGTTCCTCTTAGGAGAGTATGATAAAGGCACCTTCGTTTGAGAGATGACCTTGCCCGTTGAGTTAGTTCTTAATATCTTTAAGTCGTCGAACATAGATCCGAATATCGCAACACACGTACGGATCTTCTTGTGATAAAAGTGCCCCGTCATCATTCTAATATATCTCCAAATGGGTTCGATTCAGTGAAGTCGACGAAGTCATTCGCAAAGTCATTGAACATCTTATTCTGTGCGTCTGGTTGTATCTTTGTGATGTTCTCTTCTTCAGAGACCGGAATCAACTGACCAAACTGACCTACTACAGGTTTGTCAGTTACCCACTCGTGCCACTGCCCGTCGTCTGCCCTTGTATGTGCAATCTTCAGCATCCTAGTGTCAGAGTTCCATGAGGTTACCTCACCCTGTAAGGTATAGGAATCAGAGACTTGCACTACGTTCTCACCTACGATATAATAAGAGTTGTCACCTTCAGTTCGGCCTGGCATCTGTAGTTCGTATTGGAATGCCCCCTCAACTTCGATCTGATCGATGCTTGCAATTCCCGTATCGAAGTCTTCGTCTGAGAACTCGAACAGTTCGCACTGAACACGGAATAATGGTAGTTGACTCAACTGGTAGAATGGAGTTTCGGTCTCCACCTTCATAACTTGGAACAGTGACTCGGATAGAGGTAAGTAAATTACGTCACCCTCACGTGGACGGAACTGTGCTTCTGCCAGACGATCTCCAACAAGTTGCTTCCATCGACGACGTGCGATAACGAACGTTGCTTGGTCACGTAACTCAATACCGAACTTGGTGAAGATGTCTCCCTCACCATCAAATGCCTCACTGTTCTCGATGAACACCTCTATCTTGTATGCGTCAGAGAACTGAGACTCGATTGCATCTAAGAAGATCTCCTCCTTTTCAACAATCTCTCTCGGTAGATAGTATATGTCTTGACCATAAAACTGAATTGCTTCAATGATCAAGTCTTCATAGAGATTCTGTTCCTCTCTATGTTTTTGACTGATATATCGGTTAGTGGCCATGCCTTACCCCATAAAGAACATTGGACCTTCGTCCTCTTCCATTCGGAACTTTTCCATTATCCTTTCGATGTCTGCTAGGGCATCTTCGTAGATAAGACGTGCGTTAACGGTCACACCACCAGGGAGTGCCATGCCGTCAAACTTAATTAGGTTGGTGCCCCACTGACGTTTGATCAGTGCGGTTGCATATTCTTTGACGAATCGGTGATTCCATAGAGAGTTATACTCAGTTACTGAGTCATCTGGATCACGGATAGTGTAAACTTCGAACAGAACGTAGTCGTCGACCTTCAGTTTTGTTTTGGAAATATGTAGATTAATTCTATTATACTGTCGGTCAAATGTCAACTGTGGAGTGCCACCAAGTTTCATATCTAGTAGTGACAGATGTTGTTGCATAGATTCGTAGTGTGCAAGGTCACCAAGGATACCACCCTGACGTGTAAAGTCTGAGATAGTGTATGCCATTACCTGCCATGCATCACTGAACCATCCACGATGCGCAGTGTTGAATGTCATAGGGACCATGCGTACGACGGCAGACAAGTCTAGGGTATCATCCAAGTCGACATACTGATTGTCGATGTCAGTCTGTGTTATTTGATGCTTCAGGTAGAATCGTTTCTGACCGTCCGGATGATGCTCACGGAACCACTGTAGTGCCTCTTCAATTCGATCATCCAATTGCTCATCGTCGACGTTAATGTCGACCACTGGATGTCCCAGATTGCGTAGACAGTACTCTATCAATTCATCTCTGCTGTTAACGTACATTTCTGTTGTCCCAAGGTTATACTATCTCTATTTATACAAATTTTATTTGGGGCATAAAAAAAGGGAGACCGAAGTCTCCCCTTTCCTAATATACTAAGATATTAGTTAACTAGAGTACCAGCAACATTGTAAATGTTGATACGGTAGTATTCACCGTGTTGACCGTCTAGTTGATCTGCGTTTGTTGCATTGTCTGGAACTAGAGCACCTTCTGTTTCTGAGATGTCTAGTGAGAACTTACCAGATGCTTCATCGTAGTCGATGCAAGAGTTTGCATCCGCACCAACACATGCCTTGGCACGTGCTTCGGTGAAGTATAGGTTCGTTGAACCTTCTGATACGTTATCAGTGTTCCATGCTTCGATTCCTGTTACAGAACCTTCTAGTGCAGAGATACGAGTAGTGTTAGAACTAACAACACTAGTGATCGAACCATCAGCTGCTTGGAATGCCGCAACAATCTCTGTTAAAGAGTCTAGTGCTGCAGGATCAGTATTCTGCTTGACAAAGTCAATTGAAGACTGAAGTGCCGCTTCTGCACCTTGAGCACGAGATACCTCTGCCGCAAGATCAGACGAGATACCACTTTCTGCTGTTTGAGCACGTAACGTTTCTGCCGCAATTGCCGATGCGTTTGCCGCAATAGCAACATCCTGATCAGCATCCTTACCTTCGATAGTACCAGCACGAGTCTGAAGTGCCGCAATATCTGCATCGTTAGATGTGATCTGAGACTGTAGACCAGATTCTGCCGCAGTTGCACGGGTCTCTTCTGCTGAGATAGCAGATGCGTTTGACGCAATGTCTGTATCGTTAGCAGTGATCTGTGCCTGTAGTGCTGAATCACCCGATGCACGTGCATTCTCTTCTGCAGTCAAGTCTGCTTCAAGAGCAGTGATGTTGTTCTCTGCAGTCGTTAGACGTGTAGAGTTGCTAGAGATTACAGTTTGTAGATCTGAGTCTGCACCTTCAAATGCGTTGATGATCTCGACGAATGTATCCAGAGTACCTGGTGCACCACCTAGGATGGTACCAACCTGATTCTGTAGAGAAACAACGTCTGCTTCGATTGCCGCATCTGCGTTAGAACGAGCAGTGATTTCAGAGGCAATGTTTGCCGCATTAACTGCTTCCGCAGAAGTCGCACGTGAGATCTCTGAGTTCAATTGACTCTGTAGAGATGAATCACCTGAGATACGAGCTGCTTCTTCATCATCAATCTGACCCTGTAGACCACTTACATCACCACTTGTAGATGACGTTAGAGAGTCGATGCTTGACTGTAGTCCAGATTCAACACCTTGTGCACGTGCTGTCTCTGTAGACACTGCAGTTGCGTTAGAAGTGATTAGAGTCTGTAGATCTGAATCTGCATCCTCGAATGCCGCAACAATCTCAACGATTGTGTCTAGTGATTCACCAGAACCGTTTAGGATTGCGTCAACACGACCACTTACTACGTCAACAGCTGCTTGTACAATTGCGTCACCTGTGTCAGCGTGTGCCTTAGCACTTGCTTCTGCCGCATCTGCTTTAGAAGTCGCATCTGATGAAGCAGTTGAGATTGCTTCTGATTTGGCAGTAGCGATTGCAGAAGTTAGAGATGAAGTATCTCCAGACTGTAATGAACTTAGTGCTTCAATTTCAGATTCTAGTTCGTTAATAGATTGAGCAACAGTAAGTTGACCAACTGAAGCAACCGGCATCCCGATTGTATGTAAACTCAAACCAAACTCTTCATTTGAGTTTACGTTTGCTTCGTAAAGTGCAGTTGGGGTAGAAGATAAGCTATTTGCATTATACGCCCACACTTCACCATTACCATTAGGAGTAGAGTTACTAGTATTAGTGTCCTGACCGTATGTTACATATCGGGTAACATATAGTTTATCATCTACTACTTTAATCGATCTACCAAATTCAGCACTTTGAGTCACATGGCTAGGTGGGAAATTCAAAGTAGATTTGTTTCCACTGGACTTATCGTAAAGATAAACAAATCCAGACATACTACCGCCACTATTTTCTTGACCATGTGCACTAATAACCACATGTGTATCGGTGAATGTTATATTCTTACCGAAATAGTCACCTGAACTTCCACCATTACTGAAGTCCGAACTGGTAAAAGATACGATAGGTGTTGACGTAGGATTCGATAATGAAAACTTATGTACACTACCACCAGTATTTCCTACTGGTAGATTATATGTCGTACCCGCTGATCCATAAGAAGGAGATCCAGTTGAGACCCAAAGATCATCACCATCAACAAAACTAAACTTACCGAAGTTTTTCCAACCTGGGGCTGAACTTTGAGCAGTAAGTTTATGAGAATATGACGATGACGTTAAACTAGAAACTCCACCTGAGATGTCAAATATAGTTGACGATCCACCTCCGTGGGGTGCAGTATTTTCATCATCAGTAGATGAACCACCATTTGCTACAAGATCATTAACAGATCCTACAATAAGTTTATTATCACTTATCGTAACTGAATAACCAAATCCTGTCGAACTACCCGAAGATGAAGGTGAGTCTGAATGCAGTATTACTGGATCAGCAGAAAGGTCTGCTAAACTATAAATCAAAACCGCACCTGTTGTTTCCAAACTTCTTGCTTGCCAATCACCTAAATCCAAGTACTCTTGACGTGTGCTAGGAGTATACCACCAAGGAGCACCTACGAATAGGTGAGTTGATGATAGTGCAATAGATCCAGTGGCACCGAATCCCGTGTTTGGCTTCGGTGGAATAACTGCCGTTGGCGCTGCGGATAAATCGTTAGTATCATAAAGCCAAACCACTCCAAGGCTTGAATTTCCACTATCAGATTCTTCTGCCGGTGACGCAACTGCCAAAACAGAACCATTCTGAGCAACACTCTCACCAAAACGATCCCATGCATGCTCGCCATCAACTGCTGGATTAGCAATAGAGATTGGAGTTGTAGGGTTTTCTGGGTCATAAATGTGTATAGCTTCAGGGTAATCGGATGGTCCTGATTTTGACTGTACAACAAGACGACCGTCAAATGTCGGTGGAGCTGGTGGGAGTAACGCAGTGTCTCCGATTGTTGCATCTAGAGTTGAAATTGACGATGCATTTGCCTGTTCTGCCGCAGTTGCACGAGCAGTTTCAGCAGCGATATCAGTAGAGTTCTGTGCAACCGCACCAGTTAGAGTGCTATCCGCATTTTCAAATGCAGTAACGATCTCTTGTAGAGTATCCAGTGTTGATGGAGAAGAACCTACGATGATGTCAATTTGACCCTGTAGACTTGCATCACCTGCGTCAGCGTGTGCCTTAGCACTTGCTTCTGCCGCATCTGCCTTAGCAGTTGCGTCTGCTTCGTTTGCAGAATCACCAGCAATACGTGCCGCAGTTTCTGTCGCAAGACTTGAAGATGAACCAGTAGATGCCGCATCAACGTATGCCTTAGTTGCCGCATCTTGTGCCGCAGTTGGATCTGCCATGTTAGTAACTTTGTTACTGTCCATGTCAACTTCAGCAGCCATCTGAATGTTAGATGAACCTGAAGATGTGCTGATACCAGAAGTACGTGAGTTTGCAGCTGCAATTGCCGCAGCGTTTGCCGCGATGTCTGCATCGTTAGAAGTTACCTGACTTTGTAGGTCAGCAACGTCTGTTGGTGTTGCAACACCGTTCGTTAGAGTAGTGTTGATTGTTGCGATATCAGCAGCGTTCTGAGCAACAGAACCTGTTAGAGAACTATCTGCATTTTCAAATGCCGCAACGATTTCCTGAAGCGTGTCAAGTGTTTCTGGGGAAGTCCCTAGAATAGCACTTACCTGCGCTTGTAGGTCTGCGATGTCAGAAGAAGTCAGACCTGCAACAGCATCGGCAATTGCGGAAGGTACAACCTTACCATCTGCACCGATTACAGTTACGTCGTCGATAGAAAGACCACCACCGTGGATATCAACTCCGTTCTGTATTCTAAATTTTTTATTTGTAGCCATTTTTGCTTACCTTTTAGAATTTGAATGATGGGGGGAGACTGATTCTCCCCCCGACTATTATGAAGTTGTTATTATGCGTCGACGTATGTTACAGAGACAGACACTACCGCACCTGCTGATTCAGCAGTGTATAGTAGTTCTACTGTTGCACCGTTGATGCGGACATCTGTATCACCTAGAACCGAAGATCCAGTGAACACAACACCGTATTCTACGATGTATGCATCTGTCCCGTCATGAACAACTAGACACTCACGAGTCTCGAACTCACCACCATTCTCTACTGTTACAACGTACTTAGCAGAACGGTAAGATGACTTGTTGAATGATGAAACGACTGTAGCAGAAGTTCCAGCAACAACATCGTTACCCTGCTCGAACACCTTGATGTTGTCTGCAAGAGTTTCAAGACCTACCGACTTAGGATCTAGTACACCAACTGAGTTAGTGGACTGAGCAATTACAACTGCCTGTGTACCAACTGGGATAGCAGCGTTGAATGTGATCAACTGGTTTGCCGCATCAATCGAGTAGTGTACACCTGGATCCTGAATTACACCACCAACGAAAACGATTGCGTTTGCGTCTTGAGTGTAGAAGTCTAGTGCGAATGTAGTCTGTGCACCGTCACCTGCCATAGTTTGACGTTTCGCATTGTTGAACGCCAACTGAGTAGGATCTTGTAGAGACATTCCGTCAAGAGTGTTGTTAACACGTAGTACGTAACCGTTCTTACCGTCGTATGCTGAATCAGATACATCTGCAAGTTCTAATAGAGACTTAGCAGTGTCGATTGAGAATACACCAGTAGAAGAGTTGTATGATACCTTGCCTTCACCAGCAGTGTCTACTAGAGATACTGAAGCACGAGCAAGTGCATCACTGAAGAACTTCTTACTACCCTCTACTAGATCGTCTGTAGAGAACTGAGAGATGTGCTGTGCCGCAAGACCTGCGTCCAACTGACCCTTGTTCACTGCATCTGTTGCTACAGTACCGTTTGCTACACCCTCAACCTTGTTGCCAGACATGTCCAAGTTGCCAGACATTGAATCACCTGACTTCTGTACACGACCGTCGATTTGAGTTTGTAGTGCAGTATCTGCCGCAGCGAATTCACCACGGATTGCTGTACCCTGTGCCGCACGATCAGTAATCTCTTGTGCTAGACCAGAAGCATTTGTAGCAATATCTGTCTGGTTAGTTTGGATTAGAGATAGTAGATCACCGTCTCCAGACTGTAGTGCCGCAACGATCTCTGTTAGAGAATCTAGTGCCGCAGAGTCTGTGTTAGATACGACGAAGTCGATCTGAGACTGTAGTGATGCTTCAACACCTTGTGCACGTGAAGATTCACTTGCAATTGCCTGAGCATTAGTAGTGATTAGATCACCTAGGTCTGACTCAGCACCAGTTGCACGAGCAATCTCACCGTTGATTAGAGTGCGGTTTGCACCTTCAGCAGAGGTAGCACGAGCAATTTCTGCGTCTAGTTGTGACTGTAGGTTGGTAACACCAGAGTTACGTGTGTTGTCAACCGACTTGATTGCCGCATCTAGTTTCGCAGCCGCATCTGCTAGAGATGTAGATGCATCTAGGTAGTTTGTACCTGATGGTGTGACGTATGTACCATCTGTTGCAAGACCTGAAGCAAGTTGAGTTGCAGACATTTCTGTCTCAACAACAGTTAGACGTGTGTCTAGTCCGTTGTCCGCAACCTGACGATCATTGATCTCTTGATCGATACGACCATCTAGTGCGTCATCTGCGTTCTCACGTAGAGTTGCTTCACCAGCAACGATACCGTCTGCGTATACCTTAGCAGCTGCTTCCGCATTGTTTGCCTTGGTAGTCGCATCTGAAGCAGCGTTTGAAGCAACAACTGCGTCACGAGCAATGTAGTCTGCCTGATCTGTGATGCGATCTGCACCTAGATCAGCACGGATTGCTAGGTCACCGTCGATACGTGCTTGGATTTCTGTTGATAGACGATCACTATCTGCATCAGCACGTGCTTCTGCGGCAGTCATACGACCTTCAACTGCGTCTAGTTCACCGTGAACTTCGTTAACCGCACCAGTAATTGTTTGTGCAGTAGTGTCGAAGTTGCCTGTGCCTAGTTTAGTTTCAAGTGCAAGGATATCACCTTCGTTGATAGTCAAACGACCATCTTGTAGAGTGTTCTTGCTCTCGACCGCATCCATGCGAGATTCTAGTGAATCCCCACGACCTTCGATCGCATTCATTTCTGTCTCTAGGACACCGATGCGTGAAGTGTTGTCGTCTGCTTGTGTGTGTAGTTCGTTTACAGCACCAGTAACGTTGTTTGCAACAGTTGCTAGAGTGACCACACCCATCTGCGACTGTAATGTATCAACGTGACCTTCTTCTGTAGTCATGCGAGATTCTAGTGAAGTTGCACGACCTTCGACTGCGTCCATCTCACTCTGTAGAGTGTCGATTTCACCTTCGGCAGTTGTTACACGAGCAGTTAGAGCAGTTAGATCACCTGCTTCTGCACCTAGTTCTTCGTGTAGTTCGTTAACTGCGTCTGATAGGTTAGTAGCAGTTGTTAGAAGAGTTGCTGAACCCTGCTTAGTTTCTAGTGAAGTTGCACGACCTTCTAGTACAGTTGCACGACCTTCGACTGCAGATGCACGTCCCTGTAGGACAGATACGTCTGAATCGTGACCGTCTAAACGACCTTCTGCTACATCCATTTCTGATTGTAGTAGATCAACGTTAGCTGCTTCAACGTCTAGTTCACCGTGGATCTCGTTGATCGCGTCAGAAACGTTTGTTGCAGTTGTGTGTAGTAGTGCAGAACCCTGCTTAGTTTCTAGGGCAGTTGCACGACCTTCAACACCACTCAAACGAGTGTTCTGTACGATCTGATCAGAATCTAGACCGTTTAGACGGTTTGTGTGAGCAACGTCTTTTGCTTCTAGGTCAGTAGCACGTAGTTCGACTGCGTCCATTTCTGATTCTAGAGTAGTTAGACGACCACCGTTTGCGTCGATAACACCTTGTAGGTCTGAGTCTGCGTTTTGGAATGCACTAACGATTTCTGTTAGTGAATCTAGTGCAGCTCCATCTTCGTTAGAAACGATGAAGTCAACACGACCTTCTAGAGTTGTTAGGTCTGTACGGATACCAGTTTCGACACCAGTAGCACGAACAATCTCTGCATCCAACTGATTTTGTAGGTCTGTAACGTCACCTGATTGTAGATTTTGTAGAGCAAGGATATCTGAATCGTTTGCAGTAACTTGTGCCTGAACACTATCTACGTCAGTACGTAGACCAGCTTCGATACCTTCAGCACGTGTCTGTTCTGCATCGATGTTGCCTTGTAGGACACCTTCTGCGGCAGTTGCACGGTTAACTTCAGCAGTGATTTGTGCTTGGTTGTCTGCGTGATCAGTTGCTTGTAGTACTTGTAGAGCAAGGATATCAGAATCGTTTGCTGTAATTTGTGCTTGGTTAGAGTCGACATCGGTACGTAGACCTGATTCGATTCCAGTAGCACGAGTGATCTCTGCGGCAAGACCGTCTGCGTTAACCTGCTCTGCGGCAGATGCACGGACGATTTCTGCATCGATCTGATCTTGTAGGTCTTGTACGTCTGATCCGACTAGACCTTGTAGAGCAAGGATGTCTGAATCGTTCGAAGTAACCTGAGACTGTAGAGAGTCTGCTGTTGACTGTAGACCTGCCTCAACACCTGAAGCACGTACAACTTCTGCTAGGATTGCCGCATTTAGATCGGAATCTGCTTCGTTGAAGTCTGCTTCTACTGTATCTAAACGGTTGCTTAGACCCTGTTCAGCTGCCTGTGCACGTGCAACTTCTGTGTTGATCGCACCTAGGTTAGAAGAGATGTTTGAGATGTTTGTGTTGATGTCTGTGCGAAGTACTGATTCAGCAGCTTCTGCACGTTGACGTTCTGTAACAACTGCTTGTGCATTAGTTTGCTCTGCAGTTGATGCACGAGTAACCTCTGCTGTGATCTGTGCTTGTAGATCGTCAACATCGATTGTAGTGTTACTGCTAAGTGCGTTGACCTGTGCTTGTAGGTCTGAGTCACCAGATGCACGTGCAACTTCTTCTGCACGTAGATCGACTTCGTTTTGAGCAGCTAGTGCTTCAACGTCATCCATCTCACCTTCTAGTACTGTTGTACGTAGAGATAGTGCTTCCTCTGCAGCTTCTGCACGTGCCTTTTCGACATCGTGTAGAGTCTGTGCAAAGTTAGTTGCTTGTGTCTTAGCAGTTGCGATACGTGCTGTAATTGTGTTACCAGCAGTTCCGTCAACTGAAGCATCACCGATAAGAGCAGTGTCTTGTGCGTCTGCGTGTGCAATCGCAACTGCTTGGTGTGCGTCTGCTTCTTGGTCAGTGTATGCTTTTGCTTGTGCAAGTACGTCGTCTGTAGAGACGTTTAGATCAAGTTCTAGTGCGTCGATCTGAGACTGTAGACCTGCGTCTGCAGTTGAACGAGTTGATGCCTCTGCGTCGATGTTGCCCTGTAGGACAGAATCAGCAGATGCACGAGTTGATGCTTCGTTCGAGATTGCAGTAGTGTTAGAAGAAATCAATGCAGACATGTCTGAATCAGCAGACTGGAATGCATCAACGATTTCTGTTAGTGAGTCTAGTGCTGCAGGATCAGTGTTGTTAGTGATGAAGTCAACTTGTGATTGTAGACCTGCTTCAACACCTTCAGCACGTGCTTTTTCTGTAGCAACTTCTGCTGAGTTAGCAACGTCACCAGCAAGACGATCAGCAATTTCTTGATCGATACGAGCACCTAGATCTGAGTCACCTGCGATACGAGCAGCGTTCTCGATAGCAACATTGCTGTTTGCTTCGACGATTGCTTCTGCTTTTGCAGTTGCGATACGATCTGTGATAGTGTTGCTTGTAGTACCATCAACAGTTGCATCACCGATCATTAGAGCATCTTGTGCTTCAGCATGTGCCTTAGCATCTGCTTCTGCTTGAACGATGTCTGCACCTAGATCAGTACGAACCTGTGTATCAGCAACAGCACGAGCAACGATCTCATCTGAGATGTTTGATGCGTTCGCAGCTTCTGCCGCAGTTGCACGAGAAACTTCGTCTGCAAGATCTTGTGCGATCGCAGATTCTGCGTTAGATGCACGAGTAACTTCTGCGTCGATTTGAGACTGTAGAGAACCAGACTTAGTCTCTTCTGTAGTCAAACGAGCAGATAGAGCATTGTCTGCCGCAATACGGGCAGTCTCTTCTGCACCGATTAGACCAGCAAGTGAAGACTCTGCAGATTGTGCACGTGAGATCTCTGTAGTAACACGATCATCAATTGCTTGTTCTGATTGAGTCGCACGAGTGACTTCGTTTGTGATAGCAGTGCTGTTTGCGATGATTGATGCAGATAGGACATCGTCCGCTGATTCAAATGCCGCAATGATTTCTGCAAACGAGTCTAGTGCTTCTGGACTTGTGTTGTTTAGGATGTTATCGATACGAGTCGATAGTGTAGAATCAGCTGCTTGGTAAGCAGTTTCGATTGCGTTCTCACGAGCAATTGCACGGGTTTCTTCTGCCGTGATGTTTGCTTGTAGAGTAACGTCTGCCGATGAACGAGTAGATGCTTCTGCGTCGATGTTTGATTGTAGTAGAGTCTCTGCCGCAACTGCACGGTTTGTTTCTACTAGAACATCTGCGTCAATCTGCGCAGCGACATCTGTATTAGCACGATCAGCGGTATAGTATAGGTTAGAACCTTCCGCTAGGTCAGACGTGCTGAACGAAGCGAAGAACTGGTCTGCACCAATCTTCTTTAGTGAGTCAGAACCCACATCGTAAAGAAGCGTAAAGCAGTCCGAAGGATTTACCATACCTTGAAGGGTTGATTGTCCCTGTACCGCACTTTCGTCAAGTTTGGTATTGATTACCGCCTTGTCCGCTAGTGCAGGGGATTTAATCTGCCTAAATGCCATTAGGTTATCTCCTAGTTGGTTAGTGTTTTTTGGATTAAACGTTTAATAATATACTAACGAAATTTAATGTAGATGTCCGTACCTTGCGGTGGGATCTCAAAAAATTGTATAGTATCTCCAGCGGTTTCATATACTTCTTCAGGATGTTGAAGTACATCATTGACCCATACATCAATTAAGTCATCACGTGCTGGAGTACCATTCAATGTGAAGATTGCTGTGTCTCCGGGAGCAATGAATGCCTGTGCTTCTGGAATCACAGTTCTGTCATTTGTTGATGATGAAGTACCTTCGATAAGTTCGAATAGTTGAGATTCTTGACCAGGGGTTGCTGAAACTTCGTCTTGCTTTTGTTTTGCTAGATTGAAAAGACTTTCGGCAAGTACCCTGTTAAAGGACTTATTATTGATCATATCGTGGAATACTAAGGATGGTTAATATACTGTTTTTATTTATACTAAAAACGAGTTTAACCGATTGATTTTTTTACTGTCGGAACTGTAGTAGTTCCTGAAGTAACTCCGTAACATCCTGTAGATCACTGTCTAGTGCATCAATACGAGCATTGAGTGCATCGACATCGACTTGGTTTGCAACGGGTAGACCATTTAATAAGTAGTTACCAATAAGTTGTACACCCATATCGTCCATGATAAATCTGTCATCATTTTGATACTGTATCTTGAACTGACTGTCATTGAAACCCAAATGCTTCATGACGGTGTCAGTACCATTATGATAGAATCGAGTTTCCTCGTTGGTGCCTACAATAAAGGCAAAGTGGTCATCTAAGATTAGGTCGTTTCCAAAAGAAACACCTGTTGAGTTGTATGCGGCAACCTGAACAACCTGTTCATCGCCTACCACATGAGTTAGGGTTATTGAAACCCCGTCGTCTGCAACGTAGTCTATTCCTTGATGGAGTAAGACACCGTTCAGATATACTTGAATTCGAGATGGGCTGTTAGGGTCTGGATCGTACTGTAGTACGTTACCCTTATCGTCTGCACCTGATACAACTTCTAAAGTCCCATCGGATGTATAGATGTATGCATTAAACGTAGTGGTCGCAGATAGGTTTCCATCACCTACTGCTCCAATCTCTACGATGGATTGTACACCACCGTCATATTCACGTTTAATATAGAGTTTACCGTCCTGAGTATTTATGCCAATCTCACCCAGTTTTAACTCATCAATACTGGGAATATCACCAAGACCATCAAAAGTCTTAATATTACCACCGATATCTTGAGCAACGGTATTAATAGGACGACCTACGGTAATCCTTTTTACCTGAGTACCAGAACCAAATCCATTGACTCCAGTTACTCCAATTATTCCCCCGACCTTTCTTATTGGCATGTCGTTACCTCGTGACCGAAGGGTTGACTTTTATCTTACCTTCTAGTATTCTTTCTATAATGGTATGACCTTCTTCATCAACGAAACTGATCTCAACATCATAGACGTATCTACCACGAGTGGATAGAGCATCGGTCTGTAGGTTAGTTAGGGATAATGTGACGACACCTTCCAGTGCTGGAGTAGGTATTACAGCAGTAAAGTCGATCGACTCTGTACTCCTGTATGTCTTTTTCATTTTGGCAGCTGCTGTATAACCAGTTAGATCTTTTTTAGATCCATCGGGATTCACTAACTCTAATTGTAGAGCTAGGTCCGCACCCTGATCAATTGTGAAATCTTCGTAAGTTGCCATAGTCATCAAGACCCTAAGTGTATAAACGTTCTGTGACTATTTATACAACTTAGGGTACGTGATATTTTGCTTTATTCTGAAGAGATGTCTTCTAAGACCATCTCACGGAAGTCTGCAGATGCTTCCGACCAGTCGAACACATAAGAAACTGTAACTCTCCACTCATCTTCTGAAGATGCAGCGTGATACAGTACATTCTCTGGTTCGTTGTATGGTCCAAAGTATGCAGCCTTACAAGTCCATTGCCCTGGTTTGTCCTGACAACGAATCACCTCTTTAGTTTCTGGGTGAATATAGTCGAACCAACCTGTGCCGTTCTCTGTGTAAGAGAAGACTAGGTTGTAGCCTGGTGCATTGGCATTGTTGTGCCATGAGATAAATCCACCCGGTGGGTAGATTGCCGCAAGTGCGTTGTGCTTAACTGACAAGAAGTTCATCATCTTGGCATTAAGATCACGCAACATGTGCGTGAAGTCACGTTTGAATACTGGATCGGCATCTTTCTCAAAGATCATGTGAGACTTTTCTGATAGTTTAAAGTTGTAACCTACCATCTCATCTGGGAAACCTTCGTGCTTAGTGCCCTGATTGACAATCTCCTGCATGTACTTCTCACCAACGTAGTATGGACGTTGACGTTTGTGTTGCGCAGAATTTAGGTGCACGTTCTCTTTGAATCCCGCAATGGTATGCAACTTTGCGTACTGGTTTAGAATCTCAAGCAGCTCTGGATTTTTGACATCCACGTGCTTCAGATATTTGTCGTTTACCTGTGTCATACGATTGGTTTATCCTTGTTAAGACCAGCAGAGAAGTGTCGTAAGATCACTGGCCCTGTGTCTGGTTTTGTTATTGCCCAATTAAGTGCGTTATAGTAGTTCCACCTTAGATCGTCATCAAAGATTCCAACCTTAAGGTCTTTGTACTTTTCCTCTTTCTCTACTAACCACCAGAGTGAGAACTGGTCCCAAGACTTGAGACTATCAGCATATCCCTCTGGCCACCATGTATCATTCATCTGTCTGTATGTCAAATCCCACCAGTCTTGCATGAACTCACGCACGATTGGTTTGGTCATATCATATAGACAGACACCACCACATAGTGTGAACTTAGAAACACCCTCTGGGGTGTCGAAGTCACGTTCTGCGTAGATGTAATCACGATCATCTGTTAACGCAGAAAAAACCATGTCATGGTCTTTCATTTCATCCCAAACTTTAACGATGTCTTCGTGTTCGCATTCCATGTCTGCGTCGATGTACATCGTTAGATCATATGGAGATTTTGCCATGCCCCATAATTTGGCACGGTAGTGGTCGTCACAAAAGATAATATCATCTGCTACATCTCTGCCACGGTCATCTAAGAACTGCTCTTCGGTGACTAGGCAAATCTTACATTCATCTTCCGGTTCGTAAAAGTCTCGGATCGACTCTGCTAGATTGATTGCATACAGATAAAAATTGCGTTTCTTCGACGCAACGATAACAAAACCTTTACTCTTTTCCATTACTCGGCCTCTAGTTGTTCTTGCAGAATCATGATCGAGTACATATCGACTTCGATCTTAGATTTGGCACGACGTAGTTTTGCCTTTAGTTTGCGGTTCTTAGAGTTCTTGATTTCATCCACCTCAAATGCTTCCAACTTGTAGTTAAATAACTTCTCAAGTTTTCGTGCTTTGTTGTGTTCTTCCTCACGAATTTTATCTTCTTCTGCTTCTGCCTTTTTGCGTTCGACTCGATCAGTAGTTTCTTGATCGATTCGTTCTTCACCTAAAGCCTCGACAACCTCATTAAACAGTTCGTTTTCATTGCCATCTTTATCATGCCGACGCAGAAACATTTGTTGATGCGTTACACGACCAACATCATCTTCAAGTTCTAGGATACAGTTCAGTTCTTTCTTTTCGTCTGTTTCCCAGAACGCATTATCCATCCATTGTTTACGACTCATTAATATCTCCAAAGAGTTCAGTTCAATTCAACTGTATATATGCAAAAAATAGTGGGGCAGAAATCCACCCCACTTTGCATATTATACCATAAGGATTGCTATTATGCAACCCTCACATATAGTGTATAGGTATCAGTAACGTGTGTTAGTGTATCACTGATCGTTGCACCTACGTAGTTACCTAGGAACGATCTTGAGTAGTTACCCACGAAGTCACGAGCATAGTTGCCCTCAAATCCACGTGTGTAGTTACCAGTGAAATCACCTACGTATGTAGAAACACGGTCACGTGAGTATGCACCACTGTATGCAGACGTACGGATACGAGCATAAGCAGATACACGGACACGTGCATAGTTACCTACGAAGTCACGAGAGTAAGTACCAGTGTACTCACCGACGAATCCACGTGCGTAGTTACCCACGAAGTCACCGACAAAGTCACGAGCATATGCACCCGTGTACTCACCAGTAAATGTACGTGCGTAGTTACCTACGAAGTCACCAGCAAATTCACGTGTGTACTGACCAGAGAACGTACGTGCATAGTTACCAGTAAAGGTGCGGTTATATGCACCAGTGTATTCACCAACGAATCCACGTGAGTAGTTGCCTACGTAATCACCAGCAAACTGACGTGAGTAAGTGCCTGAGTATGCCCCAGTGTATTCACCAACGAATGTGCGGTTGTAAGCACCAGTGTACTGACCAGAGAATCCACGTGAGTAGTTACCGACGTAGTTTCCACCGAAGTCACGAGTGTAGTTACCTACGTAATCACCAGCAAAGTTACCGACGAAATCACCGATGAAGTTACCTGCGAAGTTACGTGAGTAGTTACCTGTGAAGTCACGAGCATAGTTACCAGCAAAGTCACCTGCAAAGTTAGTTACACGATCACGTGTGTATGCAGAAGAACGGTTGCGGACATATGCCGATACACGAGTACGTGCGTAAGCAGAGTAACGTGTGCGTGTTGATGTGCGAGTGTACTCACCAGTAAAGTTACCAGCAAAGTCACCAGCAAAACCACGTGCATAGTTACCTACGAAGTCACCAGCAA